TTGCAGTTAGTTCAGGCATTTAAAGTTCTCCTTTATGTTGGGGCCAGGAACCATTCCTGGGTAGCCTTATAGTTATTGTTTACTTGTCGCCCTTTTTATTCATTAGTCCACCTTCGTTAAACGGACCTGATTTTTTCTTTCTAGCATCTAGAGCTTTTGCTCCTTTTCCTTTTACATTTTTACTAATAGACTTGGCTTTTTTAACTGCTGTATCTCTTCTCTTCTTCATCAAAGCTGCACGTTGTTTTTGATAATCCCTACGATCTTTTTTACGTTTTCTTGCAGCAGCTTGTGCTTCTTGGGGAGATGATGCAGGTTCTGGTTTAGTTGGAGTGCTTACAATACGCTCTCCTGCTATTCCAGTTGGACCTGAAGATGCAGTGGAGATAATAGGTTCTGGTTCTGGTTTTGTCTGTAAGGTTTTGGTTTTTACTTCTTCTTTGTCTTTGCCAAATAGACCAGAAACAAAGTCTGTAATGTTGTCTAGAACAGTTGCCTCATTCTCTGGTGGTTTAATACCTTTAGCTTCCATTGCAGCTATTATTTCTTTTTCTTGTGCTCTTGTTGCACCCTGACCAAATAGAGCAATCATAGGATTAACAGCACCTAAAGCTGTCAGTGCTATACGTGTCTTTCTATTTTTATCAAAAGCCTCTAGTAACTGCTCCCCATCATACGTGCTGTAGTCTACCTTTTCAGGTGTTGGAGTACTACCTTTAGGCCCACGTCTACCACCTGTGGTTACTTTAGCTCCTGTAAGATCTGTGGTTATTGGAGTATCTGTAGTTGTTGGAGTAGTTTCTCCTTGTCCTGCAGGTCCAGTCATAGGCATCTGCTTGGTGTAACCCCTGCCAAGATACTCTTGATAGATTTCATTATCTCTAGGAAGATAGAAAGTTTTACTTCTACCATTTGTAGCGTAGTCAGGATGGTAAAGAACTGTAAAGGTTTGTCCTTGTGGAGCTTGAGTGGTTGTAGTTCCTGTCGTTCCTGTTTGCTGTGGTTGTTGACCCATAAAGCTAAAACCAAGACCGTACTGAGCAGGGTTAAACTGGTTTTGAACAAAGGAGGGTGCGTCTTTCATAACATCACCACTGTCTTGATATCCTTGCACCTGACCACCACTAGCCATGCTCTGCATAGGCATTTGGTTCTCAACAGGATTAACGTTGGTTATAGTTGTGTTTCTTTTTTCATCTATAGGTGCAGGTCTAGGTTGGCTGTATAATTGCTGTTGCTGTAAGTAAGGATTCTGTACTTCACCACCTTCAGCCATACCCATCATCTCTTGTATAGCTTGCATCTCTTGTGGAGATAATTCTTGATCGTTTATAGGACCACCGTCAGGTACAGGCTCTCCACCTATACGTCCATTAGCTTCCATCTCAGCTAGTCCACGTTTAGCTTCATCTCTTAGATCTTCAAAGAACTTGACACCGTAGTATCTGACAACATCAGCAGGAACGACATACTCACCCTCAGAGAGTTGTGCAGGAATGTCATCTCGTACTTCTTCTGCAAGAGAGCCAGGTGGTACTTCGTTTCCTGATACTGGATCTACATCCAGATCATCATCTATTATTCCACCCTCATTCATAAATGCCATTTCCATTTGATCTTCCATTACTGCACCGCCTTTATTAAATTTTAAACCTAAATCAGATAACTTAGGTAAATCTGAAACACCTGCCTTATCATTTATTTTTTTTACTTCTGCACTACTAAGAACTTTTTTTACTTTTAATTCACCACCAATAAGCCAATTTCCTGTCATATTTGGATTTGTTTTATATCTATAAAAACCACCAAAAGGTACTTGATCAGTTATGTGTGCAGTTTTTACGTCAGGTGTTCCATCTTTTTTTATTCTTGCTCTTTTATTTGCAACTGATTGCCAATCAACCTCATCAAGCATTTCTACTTCAGCCCATACTTGATTTTCTTCCCTTATGTTAGGAGGCATACTTCCTTTAAGTCTTTGTCCTGTCTTTAAATCTACCTTACCACCTATATGAGTTGCTATTGGTAAGTCTCCTGCATGAAAACCAGGACGATAAGCTAAGTCTCCTATTGATGATTTTACTTTACCAGTTTTAAGGTTTATGGACCCCTCTTCTGCTTTTATCCATTTACCTTTTGGAATTGGTTTATTATCTTCCATTTTTACAAACAGAGGATATAAATCACCCTTATCATTTGTTTTAAAAAGTTTATAAGCTTTTACAGTTTTTTGTTTATTAGATATTTTTACAGGTTTAGGGTTAGAGGCAGACTCTACCTCACTAATCTCATCAATAACTTTATCTTGATTTAATTTCGTTACATCATCTGGTTTTTTTCTGATAGCTCCTGCACCAAATGCTGACATTGCTGTAGGATCTATCTCAACATTTTTTCCTACATCTAAAGCTTTTTTAGCACCTGCTCTTATTGCTGAAGCTGCTGCATCTCCTATCCCAGGAACTAAACCTATTATAGCTGCACCACCTAAAGCACCTGCTAAAAAATAATTAGGATCATCTTTTTGTAGTTCGTCATAAACTTCTTTAGCAGCTAGAGCATCACCTATAACAGGTGTTAGTTCCGCTACAAACCTAGTTGCATCTTTAAATGTGATGTCTTTTGCAGGTGCTTCATCTTTATCTACAAACTTGTCAGCCTCCTGCTGTGCACCTTCAGCAGTGTAACCAAACATCTCCATTTGATCACTGGTCTGGTTTAGGTCCATTCACTTCATCCCTTAAAAACTTTAACCTACGGAGTGCTTTTGCTTCACCCTGCAGTCTAAACAAGTCTTCCTGTTTTATAGTTTGTTCCATTTGAATATGGACATGGTTGAGTCTTCGATCCAGTTCATCGTTAAACGAGTTCCAGATCTCCATGTTATTTACCAGTAGTTTTAATTTCATAAGTGTTCGTTATCCTGTGTTACCAGTGAACCCTTGTTCTCCTGGTAGTGGTGCTGTTCCTGTACCTACTTGACCACCACCTGATCCTTGAGTGTCTTGTACTTGAGCACCTGCAGGAGGACGTTGTTCTCCCTGTTGAGGAGCACCCTGCTGCTGTGGAGCGTTAGGATCTACTTGGGGTGGTGGATTATCTGCTTGGAATTTCTTGAGGATCTCAGCCTGTATAGCTGCGTCACCCATAGAGTTTGTAAGTTTGTCAGGATCAAGATCCATAGACTTAGCAATCTCTCTGATAATATAATCCATTTTAGCAAAAGGTGCAAGCACTGGATTCTGTACAACACCAAGAAACTGCATAAGTCTCTGACTACGAACCTCGTTAGCCATCAAGCTTTCTGTTCCTTCAGCCTTTACAGACAAGTCACCCTTTACACCATCATCGTAGTCAAACTGCATGTTAAAGTGAAAGAAAGCTCTGCCTAGTGGTGCTAACAGATAATCATCTATATTCTTAACAACATTACGTATGCTACCGTTGGCAGCAGACATAAGCATAGAAATACCAGAAGCAGTACGACCCACTCCTTGTATGCCTGTTTGACCATGAGCGAAAGAAGGGAAACCTGTTGACTCATCTGCTAACACCCTTGCTTTGTCGAACATCTGCATGTTCTCGTTAGATACGTTGGGGAACTTAGTTCCAAAGATGGCTTGACCAGGTGCCCCTCCTTGTCTCCTAAACACTTTGCCTGGATACACAGAGAGGTCTTGCCCTGGGACGAGATTAGTCTCGTCTACCTCTATAAGTAGATTACCAGACAATGCTGCGTTATCTACTGACATTCTCATAAATCCGTTCATAAGATTCTGTGTATCATCCATGTTCTCTGCAATACCTACTCCAAAGAATGAGTAAGGGTTTACCTCGAAAGGAACTGCGTAGTATGGTAAGATAGAAGGAGTAAATGGGTTCATAACAAGACGTAACACTTGTCCGTTACAAACCCATATGTTTACGGAAACCTGATCTTGGTTCTCTAATTCTTTGGGGATCTCTATGTCGTATTCTTGTAAAAGGTCTGTGTCAACATATCCCCAAAACTCTAACACTGAGTATCTCTCAGCTTTTGTTTCTTGATCAGCCTCTTCCATTACTTGTTCCCACCACTCTTTAGAGTAGGACTCTCCCATGCCAATAGCTGTATCAATAGCGTTTGATCTGAAGAAAGGTCTTTTCTTTAACCCACGCATTTGAGATCTAGACATCTTGTGTCTCTCAACAACGTACTCTGCCTCATCCATGTTGTTAGCATCTGGGTCAGGATAAAAGTTCCAGATACTTACACTAGATGTTTGTGGCACAGTTTTAATTGTGGGTGTGTACTCACCATCCTCTGACCAAGAAGGGTATTCCTTATCGTAAGCAAATGGACCCTTCATAATACCTGTACCAAACAGAGCAGTTTCAAATGCTGCTATGCGTAACTGCTTTCTAGCATTTGACTCTTCTAGTTGGTCATGTATTTTCTTTTCCATCTTTTTAGCTGCAACCATAGCAGGATGGAAAGTAACTTTACTTGGAGTTGTTCCTGGCCCATCTTCTATAAGATCTTGCACAGGCTCTAGTTTGTTACGGAGTGCTCCAAGTCTTTCTCGTAAATCAATGATTGTCTCACCAGGCTGTAGTCTTGTGTCATCTTGCGGCAACGCACCATCAGACTCTTGAGCTTTACGCATGTTACTGTCAGTTTCAAAGTTTACAGTGTCTGTTATACCCTCTGGTAAAACAGTAGGGTTGATAGAGATAGGAAATTTGTTAGACCCAAAGAGTACATCTACAATTTGACCGTAAGCTGCAAGAACTTTAGTCTTAGTTACTTTTACAAACACTCTAGACTTTTCTGTAGATGTAAACTGTACGTCTGATCCGTACACACCACGATAATTTTGATAGGCTCTAATCCACCTTAGTTCGTCAGTGTATCTAGCTTTTTCAGCCTTGTAGAATTTACCTTCGACAAGACCTACTACCGTTCCTACCTTTTCATCTCTACTACTATCAGCGTCTTCTTTATCTTCTACAAAAGAGGATTCCTCTTCATCCATGTAAAGTTCGTCTGATTCAAAGATATCATCTTCTTCCATTAGTTAATCCTTAATATCCAAATGTGGGATCTGATGCTTGAAAGCCTGATCGTTGAGAGTCTGGGTTGAAATCAAATAAGTTGCTTCTGGGTCTAGTCATCACACCGTATCGCAAAGCATCATACAGGTGGTCTTCTGAGTTGGTGTCTACGTCTTCAGGGTTCTTTTTATCTAAAGGTATAGACGGTAGTTGAGAGATAATATTTGTGCAGTTATTAAATAGAACAAGTCTGGGTTCCTCTGTAAACTCATCTACTTGTAGTCTTCTATGTAACTCGTTTTTACCTGCTACACGAGAGCCTTTTGATCTATCTGCAGGACGCCATCTACATCCTTTCATGATCATCTGCTCTGCTAGGCTAGGCCCAGTATCGCCTCTTTTGTGCCAAAGAGAGGAGTCTAAAACTCCGTACCTTATTTTTTCTCCTTCTTCCAATTCCAGGATCATGTCAGCCAAATCAGTCGCTATAACCTTAGATACGTACAACTCCCTGTAGACAATTAGCTGTTCAGACCCTGGAACTATTGCTATCCATACAACGCCTGTGTGAGATCCGTATCCGTAGTCACAGGCTCTAAAACGAGTCCAGTTTGAAGGTATATCGTAAGGGTCAACTACGTGTATCTTCCTGTTGAACTCTGGAAATGCTGAACCCTCATTTATATCCCAGTCACCTTCTAGTAATTGTCTCCTCTGGTGTTCAGGAAGAGATAAAAGGTTTGCTTCGTACATCCCATCCTCAGAGAGATAGGGATTGTCAAACAGAGTTGCAGGTATAAACTTTCTTTTAAATAGAGGTTCACCCTCTCTTGAGTGACCTTTAGGCCATTGAATCACGTCACCGTTTTCGTCTGTTGCCCAGAAAGCATTTCCTGGAGGACTAGGTTCGATAAAGTGTTTTCGTACCCATTGATGGCCTGGACCACCTGGGTTGCTAGTAGCTCTCATGTAGAGAGGTAGTCCACTAGCCTTTGTTGCACGTAACCTTGAGCGCATGTATGTCCAAGAGTAACTGGAGGGCCACTGAGTTAACTCGTCAAAACCTATCCAGTTAAATGCTTGACCTTGATACCTCATAACGTCATCATCACGATCAAGGTACGACATCCAGAGTGTTGCACCGTTAGGGGCTACCCAAGTCTTATCTCTTTCCATAAACTTTATTCCTGGAACAGCCTTTGGATAAAGCTGCTTACTTACAGAAATAAGTTCTCGTAACTCTTCTGTACTCCTACGAACAAGTAGCATTCGTGCATGTGGATTCGTAAAGTATCTAACTGGATCAGCCACCATCGAATACGACTTGCCACCACCTGCTGCTCCTCCATATAGTACTTCTTGTTCAGTAGATGCTAAAAACTTAGTTTGTGGACCTGGATTAGGCTCAAATATTACCTCTTGTTTGTCCACAGAAGGGACAACACTCCCCTCTTTCGAGTTTGATGTAGTCCTCATCTGTGTCAAGACTTCTGGTACTTCTACCACCAAGTCTTTTCTCTTCGATTTTCTGGCTCTTCCTTGCCGCTTCTTTATATTTTTTGGCATACTGCTTGTAGTTCGAGGAAGCTCTACGCCTTTTTTCTTCCATTCTGACACGTTTATACAACCCTACATGTGATATTTCTCTACCAGATTCTTTAGATAACCAGACTGCTACTTTCCTAGTGCTGTATTCTTGAAGAAATAGTTTAGCTTTTTCTAGTAACTCTAACTCTTCAGGGATAGGTAGTAGTAAGTCTAGATCTGTTTCATCCTGTTTATAACCAAAGGGTACGTGTCTTCCTACTCTTACAACAGGATACCACTCTCCTAGTTCTCCCCTGAGTGGTATCTGCCAGTCTACTTTGGTTGGGTGATCTGCTGTTGTCGCTCTTTTACTCATCATCTTTTGCAGGTAAAATAAATAAAGGCTCTGATGTCTTCACTTCTACCTTATCTGTTTTGGTAAATCCTGCACGATCTAGAATGTCTTTAGCTGCTAACATTTTTTCTTTTACACCTAGATCAGTAGGATCTTTCATAACAGAAAACATCGTGTAGGCTGCTTTGGTTGAAGACTGTGCTATAAACTTTTTTGTAACGTCTGCTATTTCATCTGTCAATGTATTAACAACAGAAGTAGAGGCTACACTATCAGCGTACCCTGCTAGTTTTTTAGCCTGTACAGGATCTCCTTGTGCCTCTTCAAAAAGAACGTCTAAGAACTTCTGTTGTTTTTCTGTTAAGTTTCTTACCATTATGCCACCATATAAATTATAAAACCTAGAGCACCTGCACCTGTTAAAACAATAACGCTTGATATTCCCCAAGTAATTATTGCTTCAATCATTTCTGCTTTACGATACTCTTGATCTTTCTTTTGTTTACGTATTCTACCTTCAGTTGCTACCAGTTCATCCCAAACGGATGGTCCATACGTAAAACTAATCCAGTCTTTTAGCTCCTGACGCATGGCTTGAGCTTTCTTTTTAGCAGTAAATATTTCTAGAGCTTCTGCTTCGACAGAACCTCCCATAGCTTTCCACCAAGGAGGGTTTTTATTTTTGTGCTCTAAGTAGGATAGATCGCTCATGCTACTAGCCCACTGATTTAGTTGACCACCCATTTCCTGAAGATCTTTTCCAAACTGGAAACCTTTCTTCAGAGCATTAAACGCTACGGTAGCTCCACCGATAATTGTTACTGGGTCCACGAGCCTCCTCCCAAAGTACTCCTAGTATCATTAAAGAACTAACTATGCTGTTACGATTTTCCTGTAACTTTATTTACAATTTTAGTTGTCCAAGCTTCGTTCTCTGGAGTATCAGGATTGTCAGCTATGTAGTGACCCTTCTCGTTACGAGCACGAACCATTTCTACTTCTTCTACTTCAGCATCTTTAACAAAGTCTAAAATAGTAAAGATAGAAACAGAGTCATCTTTAGTTGTCCAGTCACCGTTAACTTTTTGAGCAATTACTTTGTTGGCGTCTGATAAAACTTTGTCACCTTTTAACTTCATCTTTTAACTTTCTTTCTTTTAGCTACACCACCTTTATAGTTACCAGAGAGGTTCATGGGTTTGCCTTTTTTATTTGGGTTGGCTTTTTTCTTTTTAGCAGCGTCTTTAAATTTCATAGGATTTTTACCTTTTTCTATAGCATCTGCAATTGTTCTATCAGAGCCAGGTAGTAATACCTCAACCTTTATACTACCGCTTGAAGGACGTTTTTTTGGAATAAGAGAAGATTTAAGTGGTTTCTTAAGATCCTCTGCGTAGACAGCAGCCATTACTTTACCATTTTTATCTGTGTAGTAAAGTGATCCTGCTTTCTTGGCTGCAGCAATACTTTTGTATTTACCTGCGTTTTTTTTGGCTTCTTTAACAGTCAGACCTTTTGCTTTAAGCTGATTGTTTAAATATTTACGTAGTGATACAGCCATTGTTACTTACCCCTTCTAGACATCCCACCATAAAACATTCCTGTTTTACGCATGTCATTCATCTTGCCACCCTTGGCGTAACCTTTTTTCTTAGGCATACCACCCTTGTTTAGATTCACACCTCTGCCTTTTAATATATCTGCTTGGGTAACTTTACCGTCACCTGTTAAATCTGGAAATTTTTTAGCCATACCGCCCTCATTTGCTCTAAATTTTCTTGTTTTATCCGCAATACTCTTAGGTTGCTTTACGAATTGTTTACCTTTTGCTTTGCCTTTTCGTTTAGCTTTTGTAGTTGCTGCATACTCAGAAGACGACAAAGACTTTATAGCTGCTTCAGGTAGATACCTTTCACCAGTCTTAGCACTAGGCTTTCCACTCTTGGTACGCCACTTTTGTTTTGTCCAGTTTTTTAGACTTTTTTGAGGGGCTTTCATTACTTGTAGCCCCCACCCTTTGCTTTATACTGTTTTGCCAACATCTGTGCTTTTCTTGCTGACCATTGACCTGGGTTGCCGCCCTTACCTCCAGACTTGATTGAGTTGAATAAAGTTTTGCGCATCCCAGGCTTGGTATAATTACCTGCTTTGTTGACCGTACTACCACCCTTAGACATCCCAACTGCTTTCTTTAAAGTCTTTGCTTGACCTGCGTGTGTTTTCGAGGCTTTGCTTAAACCTTTAATTACTTTTTTTACTTTAGTTTTATTCTGTTTTGATAAAGCCATGTTACTACCTCTATACTAGAAAACAACCCCACTCGTTATTAGCAGGGTTGTTACTTTTTATGAAAGTACTACTTTAATAGTTACGTTATCACTAGTTGCTGCTAAGATATTCATTATAACAGTGTCACCAATAGCGTCAGGTATCGCAAGAGTGTAGTTACCTGCTTCTAATTCTAGATCGTTAGCACCACAGTTTGCTTCTGCAGTGCCAAAGTTAATTAGAAACTCTTGGTCAGCGTGAAGGTGTACAACTTTAAAACCAGTACAGGTAAAGTGTTTTGTGTTAGCTGCCGTATTATCTACGGTTTGTTTTGTTTGTACACTCCATTGTAACGTGTTAGGTTGGAATGTGCCTACGGAAGTTGACATTTATTATTCCTCCCTTAATATACTGAGTATTCTAGCTCAACAGTAAATCGTCCTGCAGTAGCGTCAGCATTTAACGTAGTAGTAGCAAATGCGTACAAGTTTTTACTTGCGATAGCAGCAGTAATATTAGGAACAAATATGTGGTAGTTACCTGCTGTGTTGTTAAAGTTTACGTCAACCTCAGTGATTGACTGTGTAGCACTTAACTGTTCGTTAAATGATGTTACTCCTGCACCCACAATCTCTGTTCCTGAAGAAACAGCAGCATTAGTATTTGTACCTGAAGTAGCACTAAGAGATAGACCACCTACAAGTGTTTCACCTGCAGCAGTTGTGATACCTATCAAAGCTCTGTGAATAAAGAACTTAGATGGTGTTACAATGCTTGAGGGTGCAGATGTGTCTAGAGCACCTAGCTCTACTAGAACATCACCGTCAGCGTAAGCTGTACTTGTATCTGTTGCAGCAAGGCTTCCTACAAACGTTTGAATTTTACGTGTTCCAAATGAGTGTACTAAACCAGTGCCTGTGATTCCTGTACCGAAGGTTACGTTATCTTCGTACTCTTCAATACCTTTTGTAAAAGTAGTTGTTGTCATAAATATATTCCTTTCGTGGTTTTACCACTTTGATAGATTAAAAAATGTGTGGGTTGACCACTTATAGTTATTATTTAATTTTTACTAACTTATAGCCCATTTTTTTAGCGGCTGCTCGTAGTTTAGCAAGTGTCATTTTTGTAGCACCACCTTTAGCCATGCCTTTTTTCTTCATCATCATGGTTCCTTTAGCAGCACCTTTTTTCTTCATGCCACCACGAGCCATACCTTTTTTCTTCATCATAGTTATTTTTCCTTATATAAATTGTTAAAGACACGTTCCGTATCCCAAACGTATTCAACATCTTCTTTAGAGTTAAAGATGTTCTGATTAGGTCTAAAGTCTGGCGCACCTTCTCCTGTTTCAAACCAAGCAGGGTGAGTTACTCTCACTCTATTATTGGGTAACGCAACCATGTTACCTGTGTACTCTCCTGCATCTAACAACTCCAGAACGTGTGACTGTTTGTGTTGTGCAGGATCATCTGCTACTTCATTCTCTGTGTAATCAACAGTGAAGTAATACTTTGCAGGGTAAAACTCTCCATCTACTTTGGCAATCCAAGGGGCAGGAGAAGCTCTTTCTATTTTATATACTGAGTGTGTATGCGACATACAATCCCAGGGTTGTGCTAAGTATGGTGGTAACTCTGTAGGCCATTCCTCAAGGGGGGTATCTGCCACGAGTGCTGTTAGAGGCATTCTTGCCCACATCGCACCACCATGTATGTTAGGGCTGTCATCTTCGTCAGACTCAAAGCCTGTAAAGATAACTTGGAAACTCAGTGTTCTGTTTGGCATCGTAGTCACTGCTACCACCATACAGTGTAGGAAGTCTCCATGATATTCCTGCATATTCTTTGTGTATTCTCTTCTTACCCAAGCTTTAAAATAGGGTATGTTACTTTGTAGATACGCCATCTTTTTTGTGTTTCCTTCGCAATTCTGCTTTAGCTTGTTTGAAAACATTCGCTATTGCTGTCTTGCCCATGACTTTAGCACGTTGTTCAGCTACGGTCAATATCTGGATCTTTCTTGCGTAAGGCTTCTTTAACTTTTTTACTTTAGCTACTGTAGCTTTGGCATCAGCCATTGTAGCAAACTTGATGGATACTGTATCTTTTGGATTCTCGTCTGTGTACAGTCTTCGTCCAGACCCTTTTGGTTTTTTACCTGTACCTACTTTAGGGTCTGGTTTCTTTTTCATTTGTTAAGCTTTGCAGTTACAGTTAGGCCCACAATTTCTGTTTAAAATTGCACACACTATCCTTTTTAAATATCTCCATATCCATTTTACTATTCTCATAGTGAAACTCCCATTTTAATTTCTTGACAATCTGGTATAGCCAGGTATCCCTGTTGTTGAAAATACCTGGCTACAACCAAAGCTTCTTGAGCACATGCTTCCTCTGTAGGAAACGTTGATGTTGTTTTTACCATCACCTCGCAAGATATTGACGCAGGTGTTGCACAGAGAAGCATAAAGGCTATCCACATTAGAAACTGACTGTAGCCCCTATTGTAACATCACCAAACTCTAAGTCTGAGTCTGTTGATACTTCAGTGTACAAACTGATGTTTGTGCTAGGAACTGTGTAGTCTACTGTGAAGTCCAGTCCTTGAAAGATGTCTCCATCCTCTAGCTCTAACATGTCAATGTCTGTAGCCATAGTAAAACCTAGACCCATAGCTGAAAGTCCTGCTGATGGTGTTAGCTCCCATTCCCAGTCTTCTACACCTGTTGTGTAGTTAAAATCTGAGGACGCTCCTATTGATACTGTTTGTCCTGCTACAGAAAAATCTTTTCCGTAAGACGCTGTGGTTGCCATAATTGTAGCCAAGCCCACCCATGCTGCTATCACAGCTACTTCTATTTTACTCATTTACTTTTAATCCTTTATTACCATTTAACTTTGTTAGCCCAATACGCAGCAGACATCTTACCTTTTGCAATATTCTTGCTGTGTCGTGCTTTAAAACTTGCCCTCTTCTTTTTCATTCTATCCGATTCACCTGCTTTGGGTTTACCTGCAGTAGAGGCTCCTTGCTCACCAAAGCGAATCAATTTATATTTGCCACCCTCTGATGCCATGACAACGTGAGACTTAGTAGGGTGATCAGGAGTCCTCTTTGGTTTATTGACCCCTTTTAACCCTAGCCTTTTCATTGTCGCTTTGACACGATCAGGTATACTCATTTATATCTCTCGTATTTAGGGTTATCTTTCCTTCCAAATAGTGTCAGTATAAAGTTCATTATACCTCTACCAATTTCTGTAGGCGTTGGCAATAGCCAACCTAGTATGAGGAGCAACATAACCCAGGGTGGTATGTTTGTGTTTATAATATCCAAGCTTCCCACTGATCCTGTCTCTACTTCTTTTACTATTTCAGTTTGTACAACGTCTCTACCTGCAGTAACCTCTTCGGTCTGCTCAACACTCATTACAGATTGTCTATTTTCTTTACCTATCTGTGCATTACTATTGACTGTTGGTCCACTGGAGCCACCAAAGGGTAACAAAGACATAATACCACACCCAGAAAGCAATAAACAGAGTAGTAGCCATCTCATTACGGAGTCACATAGTTTAAAGTGTTTTCTACTATAGCAATTCGTTGTTGTAATGCTACAATAGATGTCATATGTTTAGCCATACTGTTAGCTTCCTGCCAGAGGAACTCAGTCTCTTCCCAAAGCTCTTCTATTTCAGTTAAAGCCTGTTCAGCATCTCTTTTAAGATTTATGTTATCTTCAATAGCCATACGAGAACCTAGCTGAGATACTGTTTCTTCTAGAGAGGTTATAGTAGCTGCTTGTTGAGATACCCACCAAACACCACCTGCTAACTGTATAGCCATTGCAGCTACAAGAGCTACTGGGAGTTTTAAATTTTCCATTTATGAAAGACTTCTTTTAATCCACATTACTACAGCAAAGACTAAAATACCGTAGACTGTCGCTATGCCAATATCTACCATGTGCTCACGCATGTCGTAGATAAACTCAATACCTGCTTCTAGGTCACTGCCCCCACCTGTAGACACAGTTATGTTTTTAGTACCACTAAAGTTATCACCTATAGTTTGTTCTATTTCCATTCTCTATCCTTTTTATTAAAACAGTCAAACTGAAGACCTAAGTACTCATTCTCTTCATACTTTTCCCAGTTTGCGTTCTGAGCAATTACTTGACATTGTTGTTCAGTAAATAGCTCCTGCATAATGTACTGATTACCTGTGTAGACCCACTCCTCCCCAGTGTTTCCCCACATACTAATAACCAGTATAAATTCTTTCATCTCACTTAAATAATCCTGTTTTTCTGTAATCTGTATGTCCTGTTTTAGTTAGACCACCTTTACTATAACCCATATAATCTTTCAATATATCTAAAAGTTCAGGCTTTGTATATCCCTCTACATCATCTAAATCAAAACCCATGTCATTTATCATAACATCTTTTAATACTTTTATACCTGCTCTTCTGTAATTTTTTATAAAATGTTCTTCTCCAGAACCAGTGAGTGATTGTCGTGTTATTCCCATCAGTCATTCTTTCTTTTTTAAATCTACATCATCATCTCAAAGTGTGGAGCATCTATAAAAGGTCTACGATCTTGAGATCTTCTTAGATCAACGTAAGCCATCATAGCTTCTTCTGAAGTTCCTGGATATGTTCTGATGTCCCCTTCACTCCAGGCTGCTCCCCACTTGATAGCACACTCGAACTCTTCTGCTGCAGCTTTAAAAGCGTCACAGATGTCATCGTACAAGTTTAACTC